CTGCTGCGGTTGCTCTGCCTTGATCTCTATTCCAGGCTGCGAACATGGCACGACCTTGTAGTCTGCCTTCTCCTACCATCGGCCCTAAAGCCTGAGCAAAGTTTGGTCTGCTTGATTTCTTACCGCTTGGCGCACGAACACCGGCACGTTCATAAATTGCACCAATAGCAGATTTGTTACGGATAGAAGCTGCATAAGAGAAGCCGCGATAATTAGGTTTGCTTGGGCTTGTGCTGAAAGAGATGCCACGTTTTGCAATCTTTGAATCCCACGCAGGGAATCTTGCTTCACTCATGGCTCTAGGCCGCCATCCAGATAAAGGACTAACGGCTGGCACAAGGTTTCTAGCGTTCTGCACGATTGGCTTTAATGCGGCAGCCATTTCCTTTTGTGTTTCTTTGGCTAAGTCAGGCTCGAAGTTGCGTAGGGCGTAACGGAGTTGCTTAACGCCTCTTACTTCCGTTGCCATCCTTCATCTCCTTTGCCCTGTCCTTCATAGCCATCAAATAAGTCTTGAACATTCGCACATCCATATCTATAAAGGATTGTGCAGGAATTCCCGTCTCTAGGCTCATTCGTGCGATGAGGTAGTGAAGGGAATCCCTAGTTAGTCCAAAGGGTCATCATCAAGAACTTCCACACGCACGAGCGTATCTAAGAAATCTGCGCCAAAAGGCTTAACAGTTTCTCCCGATCTACGGATGCACTCCCAGGCTAACCAATAAACGTCAGTCTGCTTCTCATCCTCACGGAAGGCTTTGTGTAAGCCTTTCTTTGCATAGACTTCAAATGCGAACTCTATTGCTGGTGTGATTGTGTGAGTGGTATCGCTACCATCCACCCTTACTATTCTTAACTTTGCCATGTTAGCCCTTTTCTGTTAGTTGTTTAGAATGTTCCTGTAGTTGCTAAAGCAGTTGTGCTGTTGCAAGTAAAGGTTAAATCCATTGTAGCCTCATCAGCAACTGCGCCGTTGATGTCTGTTAAGTTGTCAATAAGAATTGTGCCTGTGTAGAGTTTGTTTGTTGCTGATACTACTGCAACCTTGTCCTGAATTGCTGAGAAGGCTACTGTTGTGCCGTATGCTGCTTGTAGAGTAGCAAGAACTGAGCCTGCTGCTGTGTCGTTCAAGAAGCTAATTGTCAGCTGATCATTGGACAGGCCAACTACATATTTTGAACTGGTATCGCCCATAGCTGTGACGTTTATTTGATCTGCTTGACGTGTAAGTGTAAAAGCAGTTACGTGGTCTGACAAATCAACAGAGTTAATTTTCAATCCTACTTTGTTATTCAAGAATATCGCCATGATTTATTCCTCATCTTTCTTGGCTGGTGCCTTTGGGGTGGATTCAATTTGACCAATCTTTTTAAGAAAAGCCAAATCCTCAGGTGTTAGATTATTGGTCATTTTAACTCCAACTCGTAAGAATACTCAGACGTATTTCCGTCGTGAGAAGGTCTCCAGCTGTTGTATCAACTGATACCCCAGACACAGAGCCAATGTTATAGTTTAGCGTAGAGGCAGCTAGTTTAGTGAATACATCAACAATAAAATCTTCCATGCTTGCAAGTGAACCCTGGTTGTCAAGTAATGGCAAGTAAAGTTTTAAGCGAAAGTTAGCCAAAGGTGCAACAGTTATGTGCTGGTTATTGCTTGGCACAATATAAGGATCATCAGGTTCTACAACCACGCTGTTGGCCAGCGGTGAGGCAGGTGGAAAAGAAAATACCTGCCATACCGCCGGATTACTTAAAGCCGTTGCAATGGTAGAACGGAGAGTTGTGACGGCAACTGTCATCCGACTAGTCCACTTGGGTTTAAGTAATTCGCAATCAGACCTCTGACTTTGGCGAGGAGCGTGTTCCCGAGTCGGTAAGGTGAGGGAGTAAATCCATCAGGGCTTACACCGCCAGCGTTTGAAAGTTGTCTTGCTTGCCAAATATCAACGGCAATCATAAGTGATGCTTCCCGGATTTCCGGGATTGTTGCAAAATCTACGTTAGTTCCAGCCGCTACTGTGGCGAATGGTTGAATTGGGTTCTTAACCTGATCTGCGCCTGTGGCTGCATAGGTTATGGAATAGTTATAAGCCGTCAAGGAATAGTTTTGGTAGTTGAGGGCAGATACCTGGACTGCGCCGTTAATCTCAGTGATTGTCTTTGTGCCGTTGAATGGTGAACCGGCATTAGTAATAGTTACGCTTTGGCCAACATACATGCCGTGTGGTTGTTGAAAATAAAGTGTTGCAAAGTTATCGGTAAGACTTCTAGCAGCTGCGTAATAGTTGTTGAACCATAAATGGCTCTTGATTATGTTCTCAGCGGCCTGAGCGCACTCTTCAACTACGTCATTGCTATAGAGAGAACCGATGCCTAGAACGCTGCGCAGTTCGGCCTGTGTTACGTATGTTGCTGGCATGATTTCCTCTCTAATTAAAATTGAAGGGGCTAAGGGCTACAAAGCCCCTTCAACACGTTTGCTAGTTGCTAATTAAGCAACCATCCACTTATAACCACCCGCAGTACCGACCTTAGGGGCAATGGCTCCATAGCCGTAGTAGGCCACGTTGATTTGACCTGAAGCGATAACTGCTGCTTCTAGTTTGAATGTTGGTGACTCATACCATGTGTAAGAATCTGGGTTAACAACGATGATTGATCCATCGCCTGTTCCTGAAAGGTTGCGATCAACGTAAAGGTTTAGACCGTTGATGTTGCCTTGTAGTGAAGTAGGTGCTGCAGATCCTCCCGCGTTTTGCGGCTGGGTGGCAGTATAAATTGCACGATTATTTCCATCAACAAGTCCCATGATTGCGCCCCATTGTGCTGGAGATACAATAATGTTCTGTGCAAAACCTAGTGTGCCTGAGTAAATAGATACTGCTGCATCTGATACGAAGTCAAGAAGGTTTGCTGCTGACATTGTGCGGTTTCCACCGTCTGTTGCATAAGCATCAATAACTACTCCAACGCGAGTATCTGTTGCCTTTGCGTATGCGTATTCCATGTTCTTAACAAGTTCAGCAAAGAACGCTGGACTTGAGCGATCAAGGATTTCAACTGAGAATGTTTGTTGTCCAGCAAACTTTTGGACTGCAACTGAAAGATAAGAATCTTCTAAGTCAGTGTTTGATGGTGCTGCTTCTTCAGCTGTAACTGCAACTGTTGGAACTTGTGTAATCTTTGGGATTTCGAAAGTCATACCTGCATCAGGTAGAACACCCTTTGAGATTGCGTCAATGAATGGGCGATCCGCGTTTGCAAGTGGGTTGATAACTTCTGTTAGCTGACGTGTTGGAACAAGTCCAGCGTTGTCTGTTGTGTTTGCTGCTGCTAGGAGATATTGACGTGCATTGTCATCTCCGAGTTTTGCACGAACTGTGTTCTCTAGGAATTTTTCCTTTGTGAACTCTAGGCGTGGAGCAGTATACATTGCTGCTGTTACTGTTGGGCGTGAGGCTTCAACCGCAGGGGTTTCTACTACAGCCTCAGGTGCTACGGCATCTGGAGTATCCAAGATGGCCTCACTTTCTGATTGTGGGATTTCGGTTAGTGCTTCATCTTCGGTTTCTGCCGCTGATGCTGCAACGCTAGTTACTGCTGCTGAATCAAACGCAGCTGCTTGCACAAGACTTGTTTCAAATAGTCTTGCTGATTGAACATACAACACGCCGTTACGTGGTTGTGATGCTAAAACTTCGACTCCAACACTAAGCCCTGAACGAAGGCCGTCTGATGCTTCGATTAGTGAGTCTGTTCCGCGGCTAGTGTTGGAGACTTTGAAAGATGCGTAAACGCCATCTGATGTTTCATTGAAGTTCACGGCTTTGCCGATTGGCTTCTTGGCATCGTGTTCTAATAATAATTTTGACTTGCCTGGTTCTGGCAGTTGAATTGAACCTTGTTCAAATACAACTTTGCCGATTGAGGTATGTCCGATTTCGCCATCGTAAGGCACAATTTTGCCAGAGATTAGTCTGCGGCCTTGATCGCACTCTATATCGCTACTGAAGGTTAATTGCATTTGTCGCACTCCCGTTTGGTGATAGATCTTCCATTGCCATTGCATCCTGAACTGTAATTAGTCCAAGTGCCAACATTTTTTCAATTACTAACAAGCGTTCCATTGAGTCAGCGCGTAGGAATCCAGATTCTAAATCAAAACAAATCTTTTGTGTTGATGGAGTTATGTCATTCATTGACAGACGCGCTTCTATTGCTGAAATAAAAGGTTGTAAAGATAAAGATACAAATTGACGGCGTTCATCTTGCACGTTGGCATAAGTCATGCTGTTGTTCATGTCAGCTGAGATGTAATACGCTGGCACGTTGCAAAGTCTTGCAATTTCAGTTGCCATGTATTGCTTTGCTTCATTTAGCATCATGTCTTTAGGTGAGAATGATGCAGGTTGAAATTCTAGTGTGCTTGTGAGATAAGCAGTGCTTCGGTTTTGACGTGCGTTGCGCCATGCAGCTAGTAAGCCTTGCACTTCATTCTCGCCAAGGTCTGCGCCTGTGTTCTTTAGAACGCCAGAAGGCATTGGAGTTGCTGCGGCTATTGAAGATGCACGATCTAAATCAAGTGCAGCAGTTAAACTGCGTGCGCCTGTTTGCAAAATGCCGTCAGTCATGCTTTGGAATGTTACAAGCGAACCGATACCGGACATAGGGCGAACTGCGCCATCTACTTGATAGCCTTCGATAAAAGTATTTGTCTTATTGTATTTAGGAATAACACGAGAATTAGCAACCCAGTTAAATCTTGCTGGATAACCGTTGTCTGCATACACTTCTGTAATTTCCCAATAAGCCACGCCAAAGAATAGAAGTGAATCTACTGTGTAAGCCATTGTTACTGCATAAGGTTGATTTTGTGATGGTTGATCCATCCAAGGCAACTTTGGCAGATATTCGTCAGTGCGTTTTAATTCTAATTTTAATTCCATTGCGCCAATAGTGTTGCAGATTAAGTTACGGCAACGGCTAACAGCTGGAATAGACATCGCTGATATGCGATCTATTGAAAGTAAATTGTAAGGTATTTGGTATTGGTAAGTGTCGGCCATTACCGGTGGTGCATACTGCGCTTCGATTACTTGTGGTCTGCTAAAGCGAGAGAATAAACCCATACACCAATCCTACCCTATTTGGCAAGTATTGTCTCATATATCGAGACATATATCAAACATATATTTGAGGTGTTGATTGCGGTTTTGTCAAGTAGTGGACAATCATTGCTGAGCAAATTGCGCTAACAACGTCTCCACTTGACTTGCGTCTGACAATTCGCCAGCCTGCGTCATTTGTCTTAGCACCCACGGAAAACCATGACTCAGTAAGTTCCTTTTGACCAGAATGAACAAGGCGAAGATTTACGAACGCATCCAATATCTCACCGCAAGCCTGGTAGAAGGATTGGCCTGAGCAATCCTCTAACTTCTGCCCTGATTGCTGCAATCTTTGAGCAATAGAAGCTGTGGCGTATTTGTCATACATAATTACACGCGGTTTGAACTTTTGCGCCCATGCGTGGACATCTGCCGCCATTTTTAGATCGTCAATAGCGACATCGCTAGTCCAGAGCTGCATAAGCCCTAGTTCTATCTTTCCTGTGGCCTGATTTAACTTACCAGCCAATAATGCACCAGATCGCTTAGATGGAGATACGTCTATGGCAAATACGATATTGCCGCCAGGAGTAATTTGAAGATTAGAGTCTGAAGTATCAGTAACCATCTGAGTTGTAAAGGGTGAGGTCATAGAATCGACCCACTGGCAGAGCATTTCGGTTCTTGTGTTGTTAATCGGGTTTGTTGCTACTGCTTCTTCCAGCGTCTCCTCGTCAATGAGTTTGCCGAGAGAAGGGTTAGCCATAGCCCAAGCATTACGATCATCAACCTTGCAATGCGGCGGCGCACTATATTCATACCAGCCAAGTGTAGGGCTTGGATATGACAAAGCACGCTCTCTTAAATCGTTTAGAACCACAGAATAAGCATCTCCGGCGTTTGAGCAGACTAAAGTCTGGCCGCCAGTAGCGCGAGTAGTTGGCCGGGCTGCTTTCCAACCTTCTTCGGATATTTCACGCAGCTCATCTATGAATAAGAAGTTGGCAGTAAGTCCACGGCTTCCGTCTCTTGTCGCAGCTACGATTTGGTAACGATTGCCCTTGAGAGTTGTGATTGACTCCTGGCCGTTAGCGTATCTAATTTGTTTAACCTGATCCTTAAGGAAGTCATTATCCAGAATTGCGTTGGCAACCTGCCGGAAAGTATCTAAGGCCATATTCCGGTTAGATGACATACCAATAACCATCTTTGAGTCCCAAAGGAACAAGTGAGCCAGAATTAGCATACGAGCCAGGTGAGTCTTGCCATTCTGACGTGCAATAAGCAATCCCATAGTTTTACGCCGGAAATCGCCTTTGCTGTCAATTCGCAACATGTCCTCTAGGACTAAGCGTTGCCAATCAAGCAACGGCATACCGATTTTGTCAGCTAGATCAGAGACTTCCTGCACACGGCTATCGCCCTTTAGGAAAGGCGTGCAAATGCGCGGTTTCACAGCTCCGACTAAGGGTTTTT